ATCCTGTTGCAGCAGTTCGATACTCAGTCTTTCGAGCTGTACTACGGCAAGGATGCTGCTAAGGCCGCTGGTGTGTTCGGTGTCGCTTCCGGCACCGCTACACCTTTGGAGAAAGCACTGCTCATCATCATTGTTGATGGTGATACGAAAATCGGATTTTATTCCCCGAAGGCGTCGATGCGCCGGGATGATTCGATCAGCCTTGCGACGGATGAGTTCGCTTCTCTGCCGGTGCGTGCCACTTTCTTGAAGTACGGCAGCGCCAACAAGTTTGAGTGGATCAACGAGGACCTGTTCACCTGATCCGCTCTGTTTGACCGGGGGGAGTAGGTGTCTTGGCGGGCCTACCTACTCCCCCCGCTTGCCCGCCAACCAAACAGGCCCGCCCACAAACATTTTATGAAAGGTCCGCTATGGGTAACATTTTCACTTTGGATTCTTTGCGCGAAGAAGTCGAGAAGCAGTACGCCCCCGTCACTATCACGTTGGCTGACGGTTCCGAGGTTCTGCTGCGTAACCTGTTGAGGCTTCCCCGTAAGTTGCGGGAGGAAGCTTTGGAGACTTTGCGTGAACTTGAGAACGTTGAGCAGGATTCTGCTGATGAGAGTTCCGTGGACAAGATGACCGAGGTCGCTTCTAGTGTGTTGGAGCTTGTCGCTGAGAGTGGCGGTAAGCGTCTGATCCGTGAGTTGGACGGTGATCTGACGTTGACGATGAAGGTGTTGCAGCGTTGGATGGAGTCAACTCAGGTGGGGGAAGCGGAACGCTCGCACGGCTGATTGACGATTACGGCGAGTATCTTGCAGCCGATTTGTTGGAGACTTACGGCATTGACATTCGGGATCTTCTGGTCCCGGGGTCCGGTGTCACTCCCCGCTGGTTGTTGGTGCAGATCAAGAATCTGCCTATCACTTCCCGGTTTTATTCGGAGAAGCGTGGTGGTCAACAGTTCCGCGGGTGGGATGAGTCTAGGTATGCGATTGTCGCTGTTGTCAATGCTGTTCGGGCGTTGCAGTTCACTTATGTGGCCGCTCATTCTAAGCAGAAGCCGAAACCCCCTGCCCCGTTCCCAGTCCCCGATAGTTCAGTTCGTAAACAGTCTTCACAGCGCCCTGGTTCTTTCGCGTTCATTGCGAAGGCGCAGTTGGCTGCGGCTAAAAGAAGGAAGCAGGTCACCGGTTAATGGCGAAGGGCGCTGGCGGTAAAGAGGTTGGCCGGATAACTATTCGGGTCACACCGGATACAACTCAGTTCTTTGCGGATCTTCTGTCTGCGTTGGAGGCTGCGGAGAAGAACGAAGTCACGATCCAGGTCAAGGCGGATCTGACTAAGTTCAATGAGCAGATCAACGATGCGATCAAGACTGCCCGCACCGCTGATGTGGATGTGGCCGCTGACAGTGCGGGGTTCCGTGAGGAAGTCGCTTCGGAGACTGAAGGGCTCGATGACGCTGAGGTCGAAGTTGTTCCGAAGTTAGACCGGTTTCAGCGCCGGCTTCTAGGTGAACTTCAACGAGCCTTGTCTAAGATCGAAGCGAAGATCCCCCTCACTCCTGATGCCGAGGATTTCCGCAAAGAGGTCGATGCGTGGTCTAAGGAAGCCACTAAGAAGATCAGCGCGAAGCTCCCGGTGGATATCGACGGTATCGTTGACGCCCGCCAGGAAATGCAAGAACTTGTCGCTATGGCGCAGTCTTGGGCTGATGACGGTGAGGTCGAGGTCGGTGTCGCACCGGATTTAGACGATTTCCAGAAACGTTTGATTGCACGGGTGAAGGCTGCCGCTAAGGGGCTTGAGGCTGATCTGCCGTTGACCCCTGAGGGTGAGGATCTTCGGCGGGAACTTAACACTGAGATTGCGGATCTGGTCGGTAAGATCACCGCGATTATCCCGGTGGATGTTGAGGAATCTGCGGATGCCCGTAAGAACCTGGACAAGTTGACCCGTGGTATCGAGGCCCGGTACAAGGCGACTATCCCGGTTGATATCCCGATGGATGAGTTCCAGAAGGGTAAGTTGTCTGAGCTTCAGAAGATGCTCAAGACGATTGATGCGAAGATCCCTTTGACTCCTAAGGGTGAGCAGTTACGGCGCGAGGCTAAGGCTTTGGCGCAGGACATTGAGAAGAATCTGAAGATCAGTGTCCCGTTTGATATCGACAAGGCCACAGATTACCGGGCTGGGATCACTTCTCAGCTTGGGAAGTTGAAAGATATCGGTGATGGTGTCGGCGCGTTCGATGAGTTGTCGAACAGCGCGAAGAAGGCTGGCCGGGAGATTGAGTCCTCGGGGCAGAAGATTTTCGGGTTGACCCGTGTCGGTTGGTTGATCCTCGCTGGGTTCACCGCCGCTGCCCCTGCTGTCGCTTTGGTTGCGGGCCTGTTGGCTGGTCTGCCGTCTTTGATGACTGCGTTCGCCGCTGGCGGTATCGCTGTGGCGTTGGGTATGGACGGCATCAAGAAGGCTGCTGAAACCCTTAAGCCTGCTTTGGAAGACCTTAAAACGGGGGTGTCTGACACTTTCCAGCAGGCTTTGACCCCGATCTTCGAGCAGCTTCTCCCGATGATGCCCATGCTGAAGGCTGGGTTCCAGCAGGTCGCTGTCGGGTTGACTGGTGCGTTCCAGGGGATCACTAACGCTATGTCCTCCGCGGAGGGCATGTCGCAGATCCAGAACATTCTGCAAAACACCGGTACGTTCTTTCAGTCTTTGCAGCCGCAGATGCAGCAGTTCACTAACTCCTTCCTTCAACTGGCTTCTGCTGGTTCGTCCGCGTTCGGGTATCTGCAAGGTTCTTTGGCGCAGTTCGCTACGCAGTGGCAGGGCATGGTTGACCGGGTTACCACTAACGGTGTGTTCGACGGCGCTATGCAGGGGTTGTCTCAGACGTTGACGGGTTTGACCGGGTTGTTCACCAGGCTGTTTGAGTCCGGTTTGGAAGCGATGGGCAAGCTTGGCCCTTCGCTGCAAACGATGCTGGGTGGTATCGGGGATCTGTTCGTTGGGGCTATGCCCGCTTTGACTGCGTTCTCGGCGGGTGTCGCTGAAACTATCGGCGCGTTGGGCACTTCGTTGGCGCCTGCGTTCCAGGCGTTGACCCCGGCTGTGTCCGCGATCATGCCCATCATCACCCAGTTAGCTTCGACGCTTGGTACCGCTTTGGCTGGTGCTGTGGTGACGTTGGCTCCTGCGTTGACGGCTATCGCTAACGCGTTGGGTCCGGTGTTGACGACAGCGTTGACTGCTTTGGCGCCGATCATCAATCAGGTCGCTACGACGTTGGCGACTGTGCTGCTGTCCGCTGTGACAGCTTTGGCCCCGGTGTTACCTCAGTTGACTGAGGCGTTCGTTCAGATCGCCGCGGCTATCGGGCAGGGGTTGGCGCAGTTCCTCCCTGTTGTTGCACAGGCTTTCGCACAATTGTTACCTGTGATTGTTCAGTTGATCCCGGTCGGTTTGCAGCTTGTCCAATCGTTGATACCGTTGATCCCTGCGTTCGCCGCGGTCGCTACCGCGGTGGTTCAGGTGATTAGTGCGCTGACACCTTTGTTGAATGTTCTGGCTCAGGTGGTGGCGTTCGTCGGCCAGGTGATAGCGGTGTTCGCCGGCCTTGCCGCCGCGATTGTCGGCAAGGTTGCGGAAATGGCTGCTGGGGTCATCGGCGCATTCGCTGGGATGATTTCCACGGTGCTGTCCGCTGTCGGCGGGTTCATCGGGGATGTTGTCGCGTTCTTCACAGGTCTTGGTCCGAAGATCGTCGCGGCTTGCTCTGGTTTCGCCAGCCTTCTGACCGCTGCCGGTAAAGCTTTGATGGACGGCCTGTTGAGCGGCATCAGGGCCGGGTTCGAGGCTGTTAAGGGCTTCGTCGGCGGTATCGCAGGGTGGATCGCCGAAAACAAGGGTCCGATCACCTATGACAAGAAGGTTCTCATCCCGAACGGTATGGCTCTCATGGAGGGCTTGGAGAAGGGCATTGAGACTGGCGCCGAGGACGTGTATTCGACGGTGAAGCAGATCGCTAAGGCGATCATGGAAGCGATGAAAGAGGTCTTCGGTATCAGCTTCGACGTGAAGGGTTCCCCTGTCCAGGGTGCCACTTCCGGTCTGGGTGCTCTTGAAACTCAGATGAAAGCCACGTCTGGTGCTGCGGTGGATCTGCGTCAGTCGATGGGGCAGGTTGTCCCTTCTCCTGGTTTGGGTGCCGCTGATAAGAAGATGTTAGATCAGCAGCTTCTTGAGCTTGAGATGGAGCGGAAGCAGCTTGAGCTTCAAAAGAGTCAGGCTGGTGCGAACCAGGCGGCGATTAAGGCGCGGCTCGAGGAAATTAAGCAACAGAAGTTGCAGCTTGGTTTGCAGAAGGATCAGTTGAATTACGCCTCGAAGTACGGTGAGGCTACTGATGACAGCGCGAAGCGGTATGACGACATGTTGAAGACCGCTCAGGACATTCCGACTAATTTCGCTAAGTCTACGGGCCAACAGTTCCTTTCGGATGTGGGTATCAGCGGTCAGGGTGCTGTGCCTCAGCTTCTCGAGCAGGGCGCTAAGTACATTTTCCAGGTGGCAAACATGGACACCGCTTTGTCGGCGCAGCAGACGTTGCAGCGCAGGCAGGGCCAAGCGCGAGTAGGGCGGTAATGCAGAAGACGGTTGTTGAACTCGAAGGGGTTGACGGTTCCTGGTGGACCCTTGCCGGCCCCGGTGCGGGGGAACAGGGTGTGTACCTTGCCACCGACGTGTCCGGACTTTATGACCCACCTGTGAAGTGCATGTACGAGGAACCGGGTAACTGGCCCGGTGCCAGGTATCTGAATCACCGCATTTTGAAGCGCGACATTCTGTTCGGTGTGGAGATCCTGCACGGCAAAATGGACTCCTGGCTTAGCCGGGATTCTGAGTGGCGTAAGGCGTGGGCGTTCGACCAGGACTGCAAGCTTCACATCACCACTGAGGAATCGGGCACCCGGTACTTGAATGTTCGGTTGGCTGAGTCACCCGAAGTGGATATGTTCACTGACCCGAACATTCATGGCATCAACCGCACTGTTATGGCGTGTGTTGCTTTGGACCCGTTCTGGCATGAGGACGATGTTGTTTACTCCGCTGTGACGCAGGAGGACACACGGTTCGACCCGAACGAGTTGCAGTTGCCGTGGCCCTGGCCGCAGAAAGAGTTACCGAAGGAAACGCTCTGGATTGAGGTTGACTGCACCGATTGTTACG